GTACTGTTATACGGGCTATACGTAACTTACTTTCGGACAATCGACCACACCAACAAATTGCCAACCTTTACGGAGTTTCAAGAGAAACTATTACAGCAATTCACAACGGAAGAACTCACAAAGGAGATGTTGACAAGAAGGAATAGTAATGAGAATGAAAATTCCATTCAAGCCTAAACACTATAATCACACAAAATGGCATAGATGGTTCGCTTGGTTTCCTATAGAAATTAGTCCTTGTCAATGGCTTTGGTTAGAACATATAGAACGAATGCGAAGGTGGGGTTATATAAGCCATCCATGGGATTATAGACTACCACGAAAAGTCTCAACGTTTCCCTACAGAAAAGGGTTGACAAGAAGGAATGAACAAAATAACATAGACACGTGATTGGCAAATCACAACTCCTCTGTGTTGCAACTAGCCCCTGTCTCATGCCGGACAGGGGCTTTTTGTACTTGACACACATTTGTTTATATGGTAAAATATATTCATTAACCAATAAAAGTTAGGAGATTATATGTCTGAAGTGGTTAAATTACATGAAGAGTCAGACTTGTACTTGCCTGAAAAGCCAGCAGCATTTAGTGAAGAATCAGACTTGTACTTTGATGTATGGGAAAGACCATGCTTCTTCAACCAACAAGGTAATCCAAGAAATTGGAGACATGAAGTCAATTCATTTCATGAAGATCCTAACCACAAACACATAGTCCGTATGTTTGATGGAATACCTATATCCATTGGATTAGTAGGAAGAAACTACAAACTATTAAGGAATAAAGACTTATGTGAAGGCATTGAAGATACCTTCATGGAGACATTAACAAAGGCAGAACTAGATGGAGTTTCAAGACAGGACAAAATATCATACATGGGAGGTACGAGCATCAGAGACTACATCTTCCCAGGTATTAGAGTTGATATCGAGTCGAAGCGAAGCAATATCGCCTTTAGAACTATCGTTATTAACGGGTATGACGGTTCATCAAGCTTCAAATTTTACCACGGTGCCATTGATTTCTTCTGTGCGAATGGGATGGTATCAGGAGCATACGATATGACTGTAAGGCGTCATACATCTGGACTTACCATACCTAGCCTTACTAATAAACTTAGGAAGTCCATTGATATTTTCTATAAACAGGCAGACCAATGGAAACACTGGGTTGGAAAGGTTATAAGCGATGAAGACGCAGAAGAATGCTTCAAGGCCATGCCCAATGTTTCGGAACGTAGAGTACAACAGCTTATGCGACAGTTTAGAATTGAGTCGCTATCTCATGGACGTACTGTGTGGGCGTTATATTCTGCCGCTACATACTATGCCTCTACTGACAACGGAGATTTCAGTATTCGAGAAACTAACTCGGATCATAAAGCGAGTACGCTCATGAACAGAGAACAACAAATAAGTAATTGGCTTAATACGGATGAGTTTGAAAGGATTGCAGCGTGATAATGGAGATGGCCGCCGGTTCACGCAGCATAGGGGATGGAAGCCAATACTAATTCTGTCTTCCATCCCCACAACTATAACATAGAAGGAGAACTATCATGTCATTTAAAGAAGGTAACTTAGTACGTATGATCACTGACAAAGGTGATGCAGATGTAATGAGGGTAGTAGAGGATAGCAATGAACTTACAGGGGTTACTATATGTGATCCTGGTAATGAATTGGATGAAACTGATGCTAGCTTTGACACTAGCGACTTAGAACTTGTTAGGGAAAGTCAAGCGGTACATGAAACATCTTCTATAGAGTTTCGATCAAATACTATTCTTGATTGGGAGAGTGATTTAGCATTACATGATCAATTCAATGACTACATCATTAGTATTATTGATAAGTGTAGGAAAAGTGGAGTAGATGAGAGGATCAGACTCCAAGTAAGCACTGAACATTACTCTGGAGATGATAGTACAATCAGATACTCAGCTGTAATTGGTTTCGACAATGAAGTGACATCAAACAATCTAGGTATGTCTTTAGCTATTGCTAATGAACGTTATAAAGAAAATAAACATCTCAGTGTCAAGGCTATCTCACATTACAAAGCACAAGTAAAAAGAGATGACCTTCCTGATAACCAAAAACTGCGCGATCAAGTAGATGACCTCCCAGGGGAGTAAACAAAATGAACAATAAAAGTTTAGCATCAAAACTCCTAGACCTAGATGATGCTGTAATAGCAGATGTTTGCAAGTTAACCACTGAACTAAACTCTATCTTCTCAGCTTCTAGTACTAACAACGAAAAGGCTTGTCACGAATCTAATATGCATAGTGCTATGGTTAGCTATATCATTGCGTCTCGTATTAGCTCTAAATGGAAGAAAGAATATGATAATTCTAAAAGGACTCTGGATTCTCGTCTTGCTGATGCCGGCTATGATCCATCTGGCGTGCCTGGAAGTACGAATACTCTATTTAAAACTAATGCATTCAGCTTCTCTAAAAGACAAAACGTAAATGGTACAACTACTCTTGTTACTGACCTTGTTAATGCACTTGCACGACTAGGAGTAGAGAAAGATATCATTGATGAAGCATTGAAAAAGGCAACAAAACCTAAACGTGGTAATGTGTATTACGAAGTTACCACCATCGACGAATAAATGAAAAGCCATAAAGCGGTCCTATGACATTGAATAATAACGAGAACAAGTCATGGATAAGCCCCCCACTTCCCATTAACTCAAAGTATTGGTCTGTCACTGACATTGAACACTGGGAAAAATGGGCTATGTGGGAAAAATGGAGTGCTATAGGAGTAATTCTCTTGATTGTTCCTCCAATGCTTGCATTCTTTATTATCTTTATTCTTAATCTTGGACATTTATTGCCATAGAACTGAATCACAGAGAAGGCAGTTGCATGATGAAAGCTGATACTCCCATTGCTCTCGCCGACTTAACACAAATGACTGAAGATGAACGAGAGTTATTGGTAAATCAAATTAGAGAACGTCGTCTAGCACCTGTCCGTGCATATGAAGAACTAACATTGATGAAAACTGAAGCACGTAAAGAACACCTTGAAATAGTATGGACAAAACAATTGGGGATGTTTGAAAAGGACTTAACTAGAGCAGATAAAGCATTAACCGCCCTTGAAAAACGTGGTACAAAACTTCGTGCTATAAAATTAGAGATTGAACAGCTATGAATGGCACAGATATGTATACCCATTTGTACTCAGTTGCATTCACGGAGGACAAACGCCGTGATCGCGCTTCCTGTAAATAAGCGAGATGCTGCCCTAGAACAAAGGATAAGACATGAGAGCCAGAGAGATACGTGAATATTTAAAGATAAAAGGTGGTGCTGATCCAAATGTCACTCATTGTCTTTGTGCTATAGCTGAATCTCTTAGTGCTCAACGACAAGAGATCATGGTAATGGCAGAGATGATGAATAACCTTACTGATATACTCATGCAATTGGGGACTACTATCGAAGGTGCTACCAATGCTGTTGATGAAATGAGGAAAATAAGGGAGAATTAAGTGTCCAAATCCTATGTCACAATAGAACAAAAGATATGTCCGGTTTGTGGTAAAGAACATGATAGCGGCACGATCTTATTAGACAGACGATTGAAAAATACATTCGAGCGTAACACCATTACAGGATGGGCACTATGTGACGAACATCAACAACAATTCGATGATGGATATGTATTCTTAATTGGCTCCGATACAAAGAAAAGTAAATTAAACCACAATGGCACTGTCTCTTTAGAAAATGCTCATCGAACAGGGGAAGTAGCCTCAATCAAAAAGGACGTAGCTAAACGTATATTCAATATAGACATTCCTGGTAATGGACTAATGTTTTGTGATCCAAAAGTCATCAAGACGTTACAGGAGAAGGTGAATAATGTTTAGCTTTAAACTTATATCAATGGACATGCGAATGGCGACAGAGGCAGACCAGCATCTCTCTGCCTATGACCATTCAACTCTATCAGCCATTAACATGTGTCCTACATGGGGCATATTAACGCGTAGTATGCAAAAGAAGATGCCCAATACTAAAAGGTCAATGGCATTAGAGGCTGGCTCTACATCACATGAAGGATTTGCAGCAATAAGGTTGTATCAATATATGTTCCATGATGCCAAAACATGTGCAGAGAAACTAATTTGCATAGAACATGGGCAACGACTATTTGGAAGGGATCGTTTTAGTCGTATGGGGAGTGTCTTAGATGAAACTGCAACAGAGCGGACTAATACCATTAACTTTGCTATTGAAGCTATAGAGTCGAGTGGATTCTACGATGATATAACAGACAGAAAACGTACTCTCTCTAACATAACAGAAAGTATCATCTCGTATATAGATGCCTATGACATGACACGTTATCCATTATGGATACGTGATTCAGATGATGCAGAGACAGATATAGGCATTGAAATTCCATTTGATATTGTTGTTACTATAAAATACCAAACAACAAGACATGAATGCAATTACAACGTGATCAATTCGCACTCCAAACCACTTGAAGAAATAGAACTAGTTGCACGTTTCATTGGCAAATTAGATGGATTACATTACAACAAAGGCGAGTTAATTGTAATTGAAGATAAATCAGGGAGTAGGTTAGATGATGCATGGTTATCACAATGGGTATTGTCACATCAAATCACAGGATATTGTCTTGCTGCGTCAACATTTACAGGCTTGTCGTGCAATCATGCCCTTGTTAGTGGCATGCGAATCCCTATTGGAAGAGTGCCAGCGGAAGGAATTAGAAAGGAGTACGTGCCCAGAACGCCAATCATGTTTGAAAAATGGGCCAACTGGTTCGTAACTACTATCCAATTAGAACAGCAATATATTAACAACGTCGTAGAGGCCCCAATGTATACACATAGCTGTAACAGGTACTTCAGCAGATGTTCATTACTTCCATTCTGTGCTGCTGATACTGTGGAAGAGAAGCTAGCTATCATTGAAGAGATGGACGATGATGATTGGAGTCCATTAAATGACTAGACAATCAGTAAACGTTATGCAATCATATTGCATCATCGTTGGAAGGTTAAGTTGTGGCGTTACCTTATATGGGCCATTTGCTACACGTAAAGAAGCAATTGAGTATGGTGAGATACGCTTTCCTGAAGCTACTAGAGAAGTTATGATTATGTATAGGGAAGAGGTAACACATGAATGAAACACCAATAATCAAGCTAGGAACAGTGAAGTTAACAACTCCTAAGACGCAAGTAACACGCATGGCAATGGTTATATGGGGACCATCCGGCGCTGGTAAAACCACCCTTGCTGCTACAGCTCCTAGACCTATACTGTGGGTCAATTTCGATCCTGATGGAACTAGTTCACTAATGGATCAAAAAGACATTCTTATTGCTGACTTTAGTATGGAAAATCCTAATAAAGTAGAGACATTTAAACAT